TGGGATGCCTCTCCGGGCTGCTCGCTACGTGTTGAAAGATGGATAGGGTCGGGGGCGTAATATGTTTTTTTAAGCAAATTTTAAAACCTTAAATAGTAATGCTATACTAAACCAAGTTATAACAAACTTGGTTTTTTTATGTCTTTAATTGTAGAGGATGGTTCCATTGTAGCCAATGCCAACAGTTATGTAACTGTTGATGAAATACGAGATTACGCCAACGATAGAGGGTTTAATTTGTCGATAGCGGATCCAGTAATAGTGCAAAACGCTATTTTAGCGATGGATTACCTACAATCTAAGAATTATCAAGGCTGTATGGTTGAGCCTTTATCACAGCCTTTGTTGTGGCCTAGAGAAGACGTTTTTGTTAATCAAAATATATTCCCTAGCGATCAGATACCACAACAATTAAAAAACGCTCAGATTGAATTGACCATAGCATCAGTGGATTCTGAATTGTTAGACGATGGTTCGGGAAATAACGACAATATTAAATCGGAAGAAATCAGCGGAGAGTTAAAGTTTGAGTATTTTGACTCTAACGGCGACAATATTTTTAAATCGCAAAGGGTGAACTCTTACCTAAATCAACTTGTCTCACCTATAAACGTTGTGAGGTTGTAATGGCAAAGTCAACCGACGTGGTTAGAGTGTTAACAAGGGCGATTGATAGATTTCCTGACGCCGTAAAAAACGCAAGCTTTACTAGCATTCAAGGTGGTGGGTATAAACAACCATCTTACGAAACAGCAATTGATGTTCCTAATACGCTAAGAGTTAATTACAGCACTACAGAGGTTGATGGCTCAAGTGTTCAGCGTGGAGACTTTAAATTAATGATGTTTGTTAGTTCATTAAATCAAGCACCCACATCTGGAAGCCAGGTTGTATGGGATAGCGTACCCGTTACTGTGGTTAATGTTGATTTAGATCCAACTGGTGCTGTTTATATCTTACAGGTTAGGGCAGTATGATTGATGGGATTGCTGATGAATTACTTGAAGACCTTGGCGCTCACAATAAAGAGTTTATACAAGAAATTGTAAATCAAGAGTCTCGAGCAACGCCAATTGACACAGGTTTATCTAGCTCAAATTGGTTTGTATCTAAATCCCCACTTGATAGAACTTATAGATATACTGGCGTTGGTAATGCTGGTCCACTAAAAGCGCAACAACGCGCACAATCTACACTAGATAGATTTACAAAAAAGCTAAGTACAATATATGTGCAAAATAATGTAGACTATTTAGACGAGTTAAACATGGGTAAAAGCAAACAAGCTCCTGCGGGATTTATTGATATTGCTTTAATGAATGCTTTAAATAGGTATTATCCAAGATGACAACCAAGTATCAAGCTGAAGATATTTTACTAAATAGATTACAGGATAATTTGCCAAGTGTCCCTGCTAATAATTTTAATGTACCTGTTGGCCAGCTTACTTTTTCAGATGTTGAGTGGCCTAATCAGTCATTTAATCAAAAAAAGAATTCGGTTTTTTTAAGTGGTTTAAGTGTTACTTATGCCGAATCTGTTAATGCTGCAGCTTCATTTGGTGGCTTAATTCGCACTGATGGTATTTTTGTTATACTAGTAAGGCAGCCAAAACTAACAGGTGCCGACATAACCGCATCTATTTGTGATGAATTAGAGGTTGCATTTAGAAAGCAGCGTATAGGCCCCAGCAATGATGTGTGCCTAGAGAACATACAAATTGATACGCTTGGCATGGTGGACTCATGGTACACTAGACAAGTTAATATATTTTTTTACATAGAGGATCGCTAATATGTCCAGCTCATTAACGGGTTCAGATTTTCTCGTCTACTTAACTCAGCAAGCAACGCAGGGGCAAGTAGATTCAAACCCAGTATTTACAAAGTACCGTAGAACAGGTGGCAAACCAGAGAAGCAGCCCGGCTACACTAACTCAAATGAAGTGGTAACAGGTCGTCAAGCTCAGCGACAAATTTTAGACGATTTGAATTATGAGTACACGCTTGAGGCTGAACTTACGCAAGAAAAAAGAGATTTTATCGCCAATGCATTGTTTGGTACTTATACAACTGCTGTTGGTATTTCTGCTAATAACACTATTGCATTTAACTCAACATCGAATCAAATTACTGACACAGGCGCAACTGGCTCATTATTTGATAATGTTAATGTTGGTCAATGGATATTTGTAACTGGTTCAACCAATGATGAAAATAACATTGCTTATTATGTAACAGGCAAACCGGATGCAGATACATTGCAATGCCAAAATGTACCGCAAACAGTAGCTGAAGGCGATCCAATTACGATTGGCGGACAAATGGTTAGGAGTGCTGATGATAGAAACTTTTTAACTGTTCAGCGTCGAGTTACCAACACATCACAACCTGATAATTTCGATTTTACCACACAGTTAGATGCGTTTATCGGTCAGTGGACTTTAACCGTTCCACCTACTGGCATTGTTACTAATTCATTTGCTATACAAGCAACACAACAGCTTCCGGGTTTAGATTCTATCCCTGGACAAACAGATTTAGCAGAAGATACAAGCAATCCAATATCAGCAGTTACCGATGTTTTAGGTATTTACTTAAACTATGAACAGGTTGATGCTGACTTGACAGAAATGTCTGTTGATTTCAACTCTAACTTGACTGCAGTTGATCAAGCTGGTTTCTTGGGTGCTAAATGTATTTCACCTAAAACAGTCACTTGCTCAGGTACTTTAAACGCCATTGAGACGCTAGATAATCCACTGAGAATGCAATTGCTTTATGAAAACAGCACAGCGTTCTCTTTATCTGTATTAGTACAATGGACTGATGGTCGTAAGATGGTCGTTACTATGCACAACTGTCTATACACGGCAGGTAGTCAACCAGACGGTGCCGACGATGACGCATTATTCCAAGGTACGTATACGGCACAAAAAGACAATACATTCAATACTACGGTTCAAGTGGATGTTAACTGGTAATGTTAGATAAATATAGAGAAAGCAATGAACTGCAATCACATGGTACATGGGTTCATGTACCTGATGATGATATGTCTTTTAAAGTTAGACGTGTTGGAACGCCAGAGGCTAATAAAGAGTTAACTAATATCAAACGCGCTTTGTTTGGTATTGATTACTCTGAAATAGGGTTAACTGAAGAACAAAGATTGGACGCAAGCATGTATTTTCTTGCATCTTGGGTTATTACTGACTGGGATAATGTAAGGGAAAAGGAAACTGACGAGGAGTCAATCCCATACTCAAAAAGTAATGCGTTGACTTTTATCTACAAAGATAAAGAACTTTGGTATTCGCTAAACCCTTACTTATTAGCAAGGGCTGCTGATTACAACAACTTTTTAAAGACGCTTGTTTTGGAGGATACAGAGCAAGTAAAAAAGCCTTAGAATGGGACCGTAAATACGCAGGGAATGCTAACGCTATAAAAGCAGGCATAAGGCGTTACGGTTCGATTGAAGCTTTAAATCACGATAGATTTAAAAATGAGCGCGTTAATGAAGTGTTGAGTTTATTTTACGCCTTATCCGATGAACGCGAATACTCAGGTGATAAGTTAATACCTAGAAAGTTAAAGTCTAAAGATATTGATTATATTTTAGATAAAGGTCATAACTTTGATAGGGATTACCTTTTTACCATGATTAAAAAAGCTGACTCTATTTGGTATGAACGAAAAGTACAGGATTTGAAAACATGGCATTAGAAAGATATGTACGGATAAAAGTTGATACCGATGAGGCCACAAAAGGAATAAAATCCCTTGACACTAACATAAAGGGATTGGATACCACCGTAACTAAAACAGCAAACTCGGTAAAAAACGGACTCGATAAAAACCTTAAAACTACCAATAAGACGCTTGCAAACTTTTCTAGGCAATCAGGTCAAGCTGGCATCCAGTTTCAACAATTTATAGGCCAAATACAAGGCGGCGTAAACCCTATGGTCGCTCTATCTCAGCAAGCGGCTGATTTAGGTATAGTATTAGGCGCTCCATTGCTTGGTGCGGTTGTTGGTATATCCGCCTCCCTTGCTGGCATCCTTATTCCCTCACTACTCAATAGTGCTGATTCAACACAAGAATTAATCGATAAGTTTACCGACTTAGAAAAAGAAGGTAATGCAACTGCTAACCAATTAGAGTTCTTGTCTATTCAGCGATTAAAAGAGTCTCAGCAAACTAGGATACAAATAAGGGAAACTGAAGAAAACATAAAATCAACCGAAAGGCAAATTAAAACATACGAATCATTAGCTGAAGATATAGGCTCACTTACTGATGTTCAACGAATATGGGTTGCAAGTTTACCCGATTTAAGGGAAGAATTAGCCTTACAAAAAGCTGAACTTGACAGCTTAAATCAATCCCTTGAAACAACTAATGAAACTAGTAAAGAGGCGACAAGGCTTCAAGATAGTTTGAAAGATGCGTTTAGAGCCAGAGATATCGCATCTACAACAATTCTTTCTGGTTCTGGTGGTTTGGAGCAAAGCCCGGCTGTATTACAAGCCGAGCAAGAAACAAAATTATTACTTGCTGAAGCTCAAGTTAGGTTTGAAAAACAAAGAGAATTACTTGAGCAAAACAATTTAAGCACAATAGAGTTGGAGATACTCTACGAAGAACAGCGAACCCAAATTAGACAACAGGGAGCTGATAACAGGGAAAGAATTTTACAGCAAGAGGAAAGGAGAGAGGTTATATCTCAACAATTAAGGCTAGGCGCTATATCTCAAACGTTGAACGCTGCTAAGCAATTAGGTAATGCCGCTTTTGAGGATAGTAAATTATTAAACGCTGGATTTATTGCTGCTGATACATTTGTCGGCGTACAAAGGGCGTTAACTCCTGCTTTTCCTGGTGCTCCACCTAATTTTGCGGCAGCGGCCTTAATTGCGGCAGCAGGGGCGGCAAATGTAGCTAAGACCCTAAACGCATCAAAAGGAGGTGGCGGTGTTGGCGGAGCTGGCGGATCTGGAGGTGTGACAGAAACCCCAACAGAAATAAGTAGAACACTAACCGTTGAGAATTCAGCACTTACACAATTGGTTGATGAACTTAGAAGGTTTGACCCTGATGAGCCTTTGCCAGCAGGTTTTACACAACGTATAATTACCAGTATTGATAATGCAAAAGATTTTGGTGGTGAATAATGCCTATAGGTGGAATAATTGTCGATCCTTCTGCTCCATCCCCACTTGTTGGGCTTGGTAATGAAAGAAGCGTTATACAGTACAATAATATTATAAATTCAACATCACAATTTACTGTGCAAGGTAATGATAACGATAAAGGGTTTTTAATTGATGGTATGACCACAAGTTCATGGCTGGTTCCATCCAACGACACCTCAATAACAATAACAACTAGCGGCACAATTGATTGTGTGGCTTTATCGCCTAGCAATTGGCGTGACAGTTCAGCTACCGTGTATATTGATATAGTTACCGCGCAAGGCCAAAGCAATGTATACACGCAAGGCTCTTTTGAAAATGACGCGCCTATCATGGCAGTTTTTGAGCCTCAAATAGTTACCAGTGTAATTATAAGATTGGTGAGTAATGGTCAGTTACGCGTTACTGGTTTTAGTGTTGGTAAGTGCTTAAGATTTCCTTGTGGGGTGTCAGTTGGTTACCAACCGGGCAGGTGGACAACAATAAACCAAGTTAACAACTTTAGAACAGAATCTAACGCCTTTGGGCAAAATACTGTTTTCCAACGTGGTACTGAAGAAAGGTTTACTATTGATTTAATTGAGCAAGATTGGATGAATGATAACTGGCCTAACTTTTTGCGTGAGGCTATTGGCAAGCAAATTTGGTTTGGGTGGAATTCTGTCGATTACCCTAGACAGGTTACTTATGGAAATTGGACAATCCCTAGACCTTCTTATGAAAGTTCAACATTTACCAGTGTATCAATGTCTATTAATGGGTTGTCAGTGTGAGAAAGGGTTACGTTCAAGTATTCGAAATTGATTTGGATATCAATAATACAGCCATTGATTGGTCAACAGACCCTGATAGTTATAATACACCAAAAACAACTGAAGACCCGAATGCGTTTGCAGGGCAGTTTAAAACTTATAGGTGGTCAAACCAATTAATACAAAGAGATTTGTTTAGCTTTCCTAGCTTAACTGATGTAAGTTCTACACCGCCTAAAATAAATCCAGGTAAAGATATTGGGGTTAGAGCAACAGCAAGTGTAACTATTGCTGATGTTGTTACTAATGACACATTTGAACTTCCTGAGTCTATGAACAATAGACGTGTAACTGGTAGCGCAAATCAAAAACTACAAGCTAGGAATTATTTGATAAATAGGCCAGCTAGAATAATTACTGGCACAGACCCAATGAACCTATCTAATGCAATAGTTGAAAACTATATAATTGAAAGCTTTAGCATTAACGGTAGAAACGAAATGACATTTAACCTGGTTGATCCACTTTATTTCACCACTGAATCTAAGGCAAAAATGCCAGTCCAGTCTACCGCCGTTATAAATTCCGATATTGATAATGCAGTAACTACAATAAACTTTACTGACCCTAATGAAGAGTATCCAGAAAATAGCACGGGATTTATTAGAATAGGTGGTGAAATATTAAGCTATGAAGTTACTGGCTTTCAGGTTATGGCGGTTGTTAGGGGGCAGGCAGGAACCACAAGCGAATCACATTCGGCTGGTGACGTGATGCAATTTGTTGTGCATTACGATCAAGAAAATGTAATTGATATACTAGCCGATATCATTACCAATTATACAAATATAGATAACTCATTTATTCCAAATACTAAATGGAACCTATTAAAAGCAAATGAGCTTTCTAGCTTTAACCTTACCAACTTTATTAGTAAGCCGATAGAGGTTAAAAAAGTAATAAATCAGTTGATTAAAATTACTGGTGTTAGTTTCTTTTTTGATACTCAATTGCAAGAAATAACCATTACGCCGACACCAAGATTTTCAGATCCAGTTGCTTTATTTACTGATGAGGTAAATATTAAGCAAAATCAAATAACCGTTAAACCTGACTTTAAACAGCAAATAACAAGGCAGCTTATAAACTGGGGTAAAACCGATTACTCGCAAATTGATGATGAGCGTTATTACTCAAATGGTTTTCAGCGTATAGATGGCGTAGCAGAAAGCTCTAGAGTTTACAGTCAAGAGTTTGCAGGTGAGGATATATCGACGGATTGGTTAAGAACCAACAGCGCAGTTGATACGCAAATTGCCATTAGAATACCTCAGTTAAACGTAGAGAGGTTTAGCCGAACACCGCAGGTAATTAAGTTTGTAACTAACGATCAATATATAGGTGACACACCAAACGGTAGAGTTTGGTTATCTTCGGTTATTAATGTACAAACAAGCAAGCGCTTATTGCCAAATTTAGATAGAGAGTTGTTAACTGCTCAAATAACAGGGCTTAGACCACTTGAATTAAACGACTGGGAAATAACCGCCCTATCTTATAACGCGCAAGTGTTGAACAACGTTGATTTATACATAAATGAAAGTCAATTTAATGTTAATATATCAACACTACTAAACCCGACTGAAGCTAGAGAGTATATAGTTGTTATATCATCAGGTGTTGATATAGGCTCAACAAGCCAAGCGGTAAGAAGTTTAGACACTGGCGTTTTTCCTGCTGGAGCGTCATTAAGAATTATAAACTTAGGCCGGGTTTTAGGTATTGGCGGTGTTGGCGCAAACTCTGATGATTCACTATCAAATTTAGATGGTGGCCCAGGCGGCACAGCAATAAACTTACAAGTTAATACCGTGATAGATAACCTATCAGGATTTATTGCGGCTGGTGGCGGTGGTGGTGCTGCACTTAGAACGCCTAGCGGCGCAAGCGGGCCTAATGATGTTGGCGGTGCTGGTGGTGGCGGTCAAGGGTACAATCCTGGCGCTGGTGGTGATAATAACATTTTGCCAGGTGAAGGCGTTGGTGAGGATGGTACAATTACCGCACCGGGGGCTGGTGGCGTCGGTGGATTAGGCAGCGGCGCAAGTGGTGGTGCATGGGCTACAGTTGGCGGAATAACTCCTAACGGAATTGGTGGCCCGCCCGGCGCTGCAATCGTTACAAACGGAAACGTATTAACAATCGAATCAGGAAATAACTCTGAACAAATTAGAGGCGCAATAGTGTAATGGAAAGAAGAAACGGGCAATTAATAATTAAATTTGATGATCCAACAAACGGCAACGCCGCTCAAGGTGTTCAAATTACAGTAACTAACGAATCTGGTGGATTAGCAACGCTTTATCAAACAAACGACGCATCAGGGCCAACTCTGCCAAATCCAATAACCTCTGATTCAAACGGAAGATATTATTACTATGCAGTAAACGGAACTTACACCGAATCATTTAGCTCTAATGACGGTGACGCAACAGTTACTTTGGTTGATGACTTGTCTGGTTATGTAAGTTATGAATTTGACACTGTAGCAAACGCAAAAATAGGCTTAACAATAGGCGGCCAAACTGTAACACTAAAAGTAACTGACGTTATCAGAATCAAAGAGCGTGGAAGCGCTTTATTTGATGTT